GGAAATAATTTATTAAAAAGATTTACATTTGCACTTTACTTTGACTATAGTTATGTTATAATGTATATGTAAGGTTAATAAAGAGGACACACAATATGAAAAAAGATATAATCGCAAAATTACTGGCCCAAGAGAACTTAACAATTCTAAGAACAAATGATGCCACCGCTTCATTCGATGTTAAGAATAGGGTCTTGAGACTTCCTGCTTGGAAGGATATTACAAATTATGAAGAGTTATTATTAAAACTTCATGAAGTGGGACATGCACTATATACACCTTGTGACATGGACCCAGATCACCAGAAATTCTGGGGTGCAATTAATATTGTAGAAGATGCACGCATTGAACGAATGATTAAAGCTAAATATAGAGGTGCCGCCAACGCAATGCGCGAAGGTTATAAAACTCTTATTGAAAAAGATTTCTTCGGCGTCAATGATACTGACCTAAATGAATTAAATATACTCGACAAAATCAACCTACATTTTAAAGTTGGTGATGTTGTCGATGTACCATTAACTGATGAAGACCTTTACTGGGTTAACGAAATTGGTAATGCCACCGATTACTCAGATGTTTTATATATCGCTCACGCATTGCATGGTATTGCCGAAAAACAAGAAGAGGAACAAAAAGAAGAGGAAAGTGATTCACTACAATCTGGTGACGAGAATGGTGGCGAAAATACAAATTCATCACAGGGTGAAAATAATTCGGAAAGTCGCAATGACTCATCACAGGGTGAAAATAATTCGGAAAGTCGCAATGACTCATCACAGGATGATGAAGATATTAATGGTTCACCACAAAATAGTGCGGAGGATAATAATTTATCTAAAACACAACAAGCGTTTGATAATCATTTAAGTGATAAAGTCATTTATGATAAAAAATCATTCGTCTCCGCTTTTATTCCTAAGTCACATAAATGGAAAAATATTTTTGTGAGTCATAAGAAATTTTACAAAGATCTTAATTTAGAAGATTTCGGTTCACCTGAATTGGATGCAGAATTTACTAAATTTATGAATAAATCTAAAAATGGTGTTTCATTCCTAACTTCAGAATTTAATAGAAGAAAATCTGCCAAGGATTATCGTAGATCATATTCTGCACGGTCCGGTGACCTCGATGTTTCTAAGGTTTGGCAATATCAATTTTCGGATGATATATTTAAAACAAGTACTGTATCACCTACTGGGAAAAATCATGGATTTATTATGTATGTAGATTGGTCTGGTTCTATGACCGACAAGTTATTTAAAACTGTGAAACAAACCCTGAACCTCGCTCAATTTGCTAGAAGGATTAATGTACCGTTCGAGGTTATTTTATTTTCAAATTCATGGAATAAATTATATGATGATGATGGCGAAAATGCATATAAACCACCTGAAGATAATATTGAGATTGGCCAATTATGCCAGAATAGAAATCAACGCGGGGTGAATTTGTTACAGGTATTATCTTCAACAATGACTAATAATGAATTCAGAGAGGGTTCTAAAAAATTATTTTGGTTATCACTTTATAATGGATATAGTAATAGAACTTATGTACCAAAATCTTGGGACAATTATGATAGCAAATATTCATTAAGTGGAACACCATTGAATTCAGCGCTTGTGTATGGTTTATCTTTTGCCGATAACTTTATTAGGAAAAACAGAATTGAAAAATTGAATGTAATTGTTTTAACCGATGGCGAAGATATAGGTTCATTTGAAAGAATTGAATCTGATGATCAATATCAAACTTGGAGTGATGATCATCTCACCGGTTGGTATAATAGAGATGCTGTTGTTGAAATTTATGATAGAAAAACTCATAAAACTTATGATATAACGAATCCAAATGGACATTATGAGAATAATGTCGAGTCATCGGATATTACCGGTGCTGCATTGCAGATGTATAAGGATAGATTTAATGCCACAGTGACTGGGATATTCATTGGGTCGAAACGTGATTTAATATATCACATGAATAGAAAACTGGGTCATGACCAAGAAAAATTAAGATTATTGAAAAAAAATCTTAATAAGGATGGATTTATCCCATTCGATGGTGTTGGGATGGACACAAATTTTCTTGTGACTTCGGGTGAACGGGCCCGTGAAGAGGCGATGGAAAAACCTAAGGTTAATAAGGCGGGCAATATTACCAAGGCCGCATACGCCAACACATTTAAAAGGTCTTTGAACTCAAAGGCGGCGAATAAAAACATGTTGAGGGAATTATCCAAAATTGTAGCTTAAAATCAAAAAGTGTGTCCTCACTTTCCCCACCTAACGGTGGGTTTTTTATATAAATAGTATATGAATATTAAAAGGAATACATAATGGCTAGTTTATTTACACCAGATGAATTTAACACCGCACGACCGAGTAATTATCAACTTGTATTCCAACGTCTCCCGGGTGTTACATTTCACCTTCAAACTGTATCGCTTCCAACGGTGACAATTTCAGAAATTGATGTTCCAAATCCTATGGTTGAAATGCAGGTTCCGGATGTTCATATCAATTATGATAATTTAAATGTTTCATTCCTAGTCGACGAAGGCTTCTTTAACTGGAATGAGATTCATATATGGATGACCGACTTCTGGAACCCAGAACGTGGCGGCATTACTTCAAATATAAATGAGTTAATGACCGACGCGACTCTACATATTTTATCAAATAATGGCAATCCTCTAAGAGAGATTGTTTTTCATGACTGCTGGCCTACTTCTTTATCGGCCGTTGAAATGACTACTATGGCGGATGCAGAACCAATCATGTGTGATTTAGATATTAATTATACCCATTTTACTATGAAATAAGTTTGTTTACTTTTATGACATAATATGTTATAATAGTAATATTGATGAGGAATATATATTATGAATCTTGACGAATATCAAGAAATGGCAGAAAAAGATTGTGAAATGGATAAGAATAAACTGGACCGAAAGGCCGCAGAAATTCCTGTCATTACCGCTAAATATCTCCGCTTTCTATCCAAAGAAAAAATCAAACTCAAAGCATTGGAACAACAACGTTCTAAAGTCTATCGTAATAGATATGCATATTACGCTGGATATCTTGACGATTGCTATCAATATGTACTACAAAAAAATGAAATAAAGGCTTTCCTTGAGGGTGATCTAGATTTATTGGAGGTCGAGGCACGGGTGGAAGTTCAGAAAGTCATGGTAGATTATTTGACCGAAGTTATCAATACATTAAATCGTATGGGATTCTCAATCAAGAATTGGATTGATTTTAATAAATTCCAGGCCGGTGGGTTTTAGTGCTATATTTAACTAAACATAATGATGTATATATTAGAATAGAAGTTGACGATCCTGGAATCTTGTTTGAATTAGACGATTACTTCAAGTTTAGAGTTCCAGGCTATCGCTTCATGCCAGCATTTAAGACCGGACAATGGGATGGATTCGTTCATCTATTCTCCACTCGTAATAGGGTATTATATATTGGATTGATAAACCATATTGAAAAATTCGCCAAACACTATAAGATAAAATACACCGTATCACCTGAACTAGATGAAGCATTTTCTATTGATTATGAATATGTCACACCGGAGCTTGAACTAAATGTAAAAGGCGTGGGTATAATCCCTTATGATTATCAGGAAGCGTCTGTGCGTTTCGCCATTGAGCGCAAGCGTGGCATCATTTTAGCACCAACATCGAGCGGTAAGTCTTTGATTCAATATCTTATTGTCCGTGAATGGATGAAGAGTGTTGATAAGATATTAATTCTGGTCCCCACCATCTCGCTCGTTAAACAACTATCTTCCGACTTCCTAGATTATTCTTCCACCGATGATGACTTCGATGAATCTATGGTTCATCAAATCTCGGGTGGTAGAGAAAAGGATGCAGAGTCTCAAATATATATTTCTACATGGCAATCAATTTTCAAACAACCTAAAGATTATTTTGATAAGTTCGGTGCCATCATGTGTGATGAAGTTCATACGGCGAAGGCCAATTCCATTACTAAAATACTAGAGAAGTTAAGTGATTGTCCTCTCCGCATAGGCTTTATTGGTATATTATTGGTTGATGATATTAAAATAAATAAATTAGTTTTTGAGGGTTTGTTTGGTTTTGTTTATAATGTTGTTATTACCAAGAAGCTTATGGATGATAAGACCATCGCGCCCCTTAAAATTAAATCCCTACTATTAAAGTATGGCGAAGAGGATACTAAAAATTGTAAGAAGCTTAATTATCAACAAGAGATAGACTGGATTGTTACTCACCCGGCACGGAATGAATTCATAATTAGACTTGCTCTGTTACAGAAAAGGAATACTCTTATATTATTCAATTTTGTTGAAAAGCATGGAAAGGTATTATATGAGATGATTAAAGACGCTGAATCAGAACGTCCAGTATACTTTGTATCTGGAGAAGTTGAAGCTGATGATAGAGAGGAAATTAGACGATTGACTGAAGGTCATAGTAATGCTATCATCATAGCATCGATGGGTGTATTCTCCACCGGTGTAAATATTAGAAATCTCCATGTAATGATATTCGCCCACCCAAGTAAGTCTCGGATAAGGGTGCTACAGAGTATTGGTAGAATCCTGCGTAAATCCGATAATAAAGACACCGCGATAATGTTCGACCTCGCGGATGACCTCCGCCATAAGAAACATAAGAACTATGGATTGAAGCACTGGGAGATTCGAATTAAGACCTACAATGAACAAAAGTTTGACTACGAAATATCAAAAATACGTTTACAATAACCCACTTTTATGTTATAATATAATCATATGCCAAAAAAATTAAAAACAAAAACAAAACCAAATCCCGCCCACTATATAGACAACAATCTCTTTTTAGAGCAGATGTCTACATTCGTGGATGAATGTGCAATATCATTTGATAAGGGGGAGAAGAGACCTATTATATCGGATGAAATAGCCATATCATTCATGAAAATTGCCAGGAAGTTGGCGAATAGACCTAACTTCATTGGATATACTTGGAGAGAGGATATGATTTTAGACGGTATTGAAAATTGTATTAGATACTGTCATAAGTTCGACTATAATAAATCAAAGAATCCATTCGCATATTTTTCTCAAATCTGTTTCTTCGCTTTTTTAAGAAGAATCGCTCAGGAAAATAAGCAGATTGATACTAAGTCTAAGGTATATGATACAAAATTAGACAACGGGGGTTATTATCACCTCGATAAACAAGACGCGGGTGATATGAAATATTACTCTGAACACGCTCCTTTAGAGCATTTTAATAGGGAAATTAAATGAATGTAATTAGTGAATATTATAAAGATGATGATAAAGCGATAGTCCATAAAGATGGGAAAGACTTCTGTATATCATTCGTAGATTATAATGGTATGGAATATGGTTTTGAACGATTTGTTGGTAAATCAATATATTATGTAGAAGATGCTGGTGAAAACTGGGCACTGGGAGTTAAGAATGACGTTAGGTAATTTAACAAAAGAACAAATGGCACGTATTATCTATTCATTGGATTTTACTATGAAGAACGATCCGACCGGTATTGCTGGTATAAGGGAAACCGCTCAATGGGTTCAACTTCAACGAGATGAACAACAGAAGGGCGGCCCCTGGAAAAAGAGATTAAGAGAGGCCGGCTACACTATATGAAGATAGCTTTAATTACCGATACACACTATGGCGCTAGAGGTGATAGTGCTCTATTCGCCGACCACATGGAAAAATTCTATTCAGACATTTTCTTTCCATATCTAGTGGAGAATAATATCAAAGAGATTATTCATCTCGGTGATGTGTTCGATAGAAGGAAGTATGTAAATTTCTATACCCTTAAAAGAGCAGAAGAGATGTTCTTTAAAAGACTTGAAGAGTTTGATATTAAGGCCAATATCAATGTAGGCAATCACGACTCATATTTTAAGACAACGATTGAAGTTAATTCACCGGATAGGTTGCTGGGTAATAGATTTAATATCATTAATGAACCTACAACTATTCATGATAGTATAGATATTATACCGTGGATTTGTGATGATAATGAAGATGAGATATTGGATTTTATCAAGGGTTCTAATTCAAAATATTGCTTCGGTCACTTCGATCTTGCCGGCTTCTTTATGCACTCTGGTATCAAATCACAATACTCATCACGATCATCTCATTTTCTTAATAGATATGAAAAGGCGTTCTCTGGACACTTTCATACTAGAAGTAATGATGGTCATATCCACTATATAGGTTCCCCATATGAAACAACGTGGGCGGACTTTAAT